CGATACCGTATGTGGTGTAGCAGACCACGAACGTCATGTTGACCACATGTTGCTAAATGGTACCTGGTCAGAGTGTGGGCTCACTCGGTACTACGTCACAGCCCCCAGTTCAAGTCAGGGAGGTTAGGTTGAACCTATCGCGAAAGGGCATTGACAGTCTCGGTGCTTATCGCTGCTCTGCGTCAGCGCGCAGAGTGCTCCAGGGTCTAGGTACGCAGGTCGAGGTTCCCGTTGTGGATTGGTATCTATGGCGGAAGCTTCAACCTCACTTTCCGGATCTCGATGTCGTGAGGGAGAATCGCAGTGTCACAACACCTGAATGGGTGGCTACCGGGCTCGCCAAGTTCGGATGTCCCATCCACATCGAAAGTGTCAGTAACGGCGGAGAAAATTCCGACCGAGGTGGCGAATCCCTTCCAATTCGGGACGAGGAGCAATCCTCCAGGTTCAGTTCCACTCCGTGGCTTTGCCGTTGCGGACGAGGAGGTCATCGACCTCCGGGAGCAGCCGCAGGGACCCCAGGATTACCTGCAGCCGCTGGAACAGTTCTCGGATCATCAGGTGCGAGCGATGCTGATTTCGTTCGTTCGTCGGGAGCTTCAGTTCCCGATCGACAGGTTGGAAATTCACCTGTCGGAGGTTGGGGCTACTCACCCAGTGCTTACATCGAAGCGTATAACGCGGCGCGTAGCATGGCGGGTGGTGGCGAAAGAAGGCGAAAGCCTTTGGAATTGGACGAAGTGGTGGCTCGCTACGTCCATCTCAGCCATTTCTCTGGTGCTCCTTTCTTCGCTGCTAATGGAGACGTCTTGGATAGGGCGGTGGAACGTGCTGGTAAGGTTGCCAGTGGCTCTACTAGCTTTGATCCCTTCGTGGCTGGCCGTAGGGTTAGCTTTGGGGATTCTGGTCCAAAGACTAGGCTCGTATGGATGGCTCCCATCGCTACGACTCTTTTGTCTCTCCGTTTCTCGGCTCCCTGTCATTCGGCGTTGGAAAGAAAGCTTCCATTCGCCTATGGGTTCTCTTCCGTGGACAAGGCGGCAAGAATAAGCTCACTGCAGTCGCGGTACCGGTACATGTACTCTCTCGATTTCTCAGGGTTCGACTCCAGTCTTTCAAACTCCCTGATACGCGACGCCTTTTCTATCCTGGCAACGCACCTCGAGATGACGGATGACGACAGTGATCTGCTGGAAAGGATAATCGACGACTTCATTCACACTCGCTTGGTGACGCCCGACGGCCAGATCTACCGTGTTCACGGTGGTGTACCATCTGGGTCATCGTTTACGTCGTTGGTCGACTCCGTGTGCAACTTCCTCGTGATGCAATACACGTGGATTCGCATTTCGGGTCGTGCCCTAAGACCGGATCAGATCTGGATACTTGGGGATGACGTCATCATCGCTGACGACCGTAAGTTTACTCTGCCAATGCTTAGCGCGGTGGCGGAGGGCTTAGGAGTGACGGTCAATGCGTCCAAGAGCGCTGTGACGGCGTTCAAGGAGGGAGAAAGTGCGCTTCCAGTGCACTTTCTGGGTCATTACTGGCTCAAGGGAAGGATGCACCGTCCCATTCGGGAGCTCATTACCCGTCTGGTGTTTCCGGAACGATGGTCTAGACAGAGCAAACCCAAGTCTCTAGCAAGATTCATCAGCATGATGGCTGATGCCTATGAGATGTTGGAGGTCGCCCAGAAGGTTTGGCCGACTGAAGACACGTGGGCTCTGATCTCGCACTTGCTCGCTGAGTTGGACCAAAGTGATGACGAGTGGAGTTTCGATGTGAGGACTGAC